ACAAGCATATTGCCGGTCAAAGTTTGTGTATCATCAATGATTTTAGCACCTGAAATCCAAGGGCAAGAACCTTCACCACCTTGTCCTGCTAATGCTGAACCATTGATGGCACTAATAACACTGTTTTCATTATAATCAAAAGTTAATTTGTCTTGCTTTAATTCGTTTATTACATTAACTGTTTCGTCAATTTCTTGCTTGTTGTAATAGTTACTCAACAAATAAGTTGTTTCTTGTTTGTTATAATAGTTACTCAAATCAAAAGCACTAGCATCTAATTTGTTGTCTAAACCACCTTTAACGGCTGAACAACAAGCACTAAATGATGACCAATCAACTTTATCATTTAAAGCACTTCCAAATGTATCGTTAAACCAATCACCATTAACACCAAGTACTAACGAACTAACACCATCAATGATGTCAGTATATGCTGTCATTGTTTCGTCTACGGCCAAAGGAATGTTTACAACACTCAATGGATTTTGAGAGGTTCCGTTACCACTCAATGTATCATCGTGGCGAACAATGAATGTTCCACCACCTTCACCACCTTCCGCATAGAAAGCATTACAAGTATAAACCAATGTGTCATAAGGAGTATAAATTTCTAGTCTGTACTCATTGACATCATCTGCCTTCACACTTGCTCTGCCATTGGCATCAAGTATAATAGGGTTTGATTTTCCTTCGCCTGTTTCGCCATCATACAAAGTAGCAAGGTTCTGTGTATCTTTTAAGTACACATAAATTTTACCACCAGCTAATAGCTTTCCACTATCGTATAAAAACTGTTTTGTAGGTGAAAACAAAAACTGTAACATTACTACCTCGTATGTCTAACCAAATAAACTTTTCCAAGACTCTTAGTCCAAGGGTTATACAACATATCTGTTCTTTCAAACTCAGCACTCATACTAATTACACCAGCATTATATACCTTTCCATCACCACCATGTACGAAATCCCATTTATATGTAATGTCAGGTGTTTGTGAAGAAGAAGGTACATACAAATTAGTTTGTACAGAAGCATTCAAATCCCATCTCCAACCTGGTGCTTCACTCATGAATGGTTCAAGTGAGTAAGTAACCCAACCATTATAGAAGTTCCAAGAACCTACTGTATCACTCCATACAAGGTCACCATTTATAATAGACTTTGGGTTAGTGTTTATACCAGAGAAATAAGCAGTTGGGTTATAGTTATCACCAAGACCAATGTTGTTCTTAAAGAAAGTACGACCTCTTTGGTTTGGATACTGACCAACATCAAGTCCATTGTAACTTGTGAATGGGTTTGTGTTAAACCTACCAAAATCACAATTTATAGCACTTATACCAAATGCTGTGGCGTTTTCCATACCGAATGTGACTGAATCACTGAACACACAGTTTTCATAGCATCTGTCAATTCTTCCACCAAGGCCATTGGCATTTAAACTACCACGGTTAAAGTGACAGTTATTGAATGTTGCCTTTGGACTATAAACATAAGCACTATTTGCGTAACAGTTCTCTAATGTAACATTAGGAATCTCAGTACCAACAGTAATATAGTTTCCGTTATAGTTTCTAATGACACAAGAACTTAAACTTGGAGCTGTGAATGTTGCTAAATCGTTACCAGTATCCATACCAGCAAAGTCTGCGGTTACAGCACTTGGTTGGTACAAAGTAATGGCTTTCCAATAGTTTATTGGTTTATCAAAATCTTTGCTCTTAGCACTAACATTAACATCTTCTTCAGCATTTGGTATAAATGTGTTAAATCCGCGTTTGAACCATTTATCCGAAATGTACATATTTTTAAAGTGTGTTCTTGTTCCATCCATAATTTTATGGTCTGAAACAATCGTACAGTTATCAAAATAAATCGTAGCTGGGTTGCTGTAAGTGTTACTGATAATGTTAATTTCTTTTTCAAAGGTTACATAGCAATTCTCAAGTGTCTTACTATTGAGAAGGACAACGTCTCCTTCTTTATCAAAGATTAAGTTCTTTGACCAGCTATTCAAAAATGCGTCAAGTGTTGGGAACTGACTTAAACGAACAGGTTGATTTGCTCTGTACTCACTCCACTGACCATTCTCATTAAAACCAATTTGTAAAGCACCAAGTACACTTGTTCCAATGCCTTCAAAATTCATACAACGAAGTGTACTTCCATTACGGAGCTTAGCACCATAAGAGAACACAACTTTCTTACCGCGAGCATTGTACAAACTATATCCATCGCCATAAGCACCTGGAGCCAAGTAAATAGTTTTTGGAGAAACAAGTCCCATAGAGCCATAAGTATCATTATAAGCAAACAATGAACCCAAATGTTCCTGATGGTTGTTGCCATAAACACCATAGTATTCGGACTTCATTATTTCATTACAAATTAAAATCCATCTACCAGTATCACTCTGCTCACTACCAATTATAAGACCACCATCTTCTGTATTAACACAATTTGAATCCCAGTAATAAGTACGAGCTTCGCAATCGTTATCGGTCCAGTAACCAATGACGTCTACATATCCACCTACTGGAAGAGTTTTAAGATTTTCAATAGTGTGTACAGTAACACGATTTGCCTCTCTTTGTTCTTTGTCAAATTCAAAACCAACCTTTGTTGAGAAAGACTCACGCCAGACTTCAGGACGCAAATCTCCCTTTGGGTCAGTACTCTCGCCTTCATATTCCTGTGCGACAACATCATAAATTCTGTTTTCAAGAAAGTATGTGTTCTCAGCTAGTCCATTGACACAGTAAATAGGGTTTGGAGCTTCTGTGTATTCAGCATTTTCGTATGTGAACACAGGAGCCAAATCCGTTGTATCTTTTTCATATACGAACAAGCGACCATTCTTAATTCTGTTCTTGTTCAATAAAGACAAACTAAACATTTGAATCCTCCGCAACATTTAGATTTGTTTGTTGTGCGTCCTTCAAATCATCGTGAGCCAACTTCATAGCTTCTCTGCCGTTCTCGCCATTCTGCTTCATTTCTTCAATAGCAAGCTTAACTTGGTTATCCAATTCTGCTTTTTCCATTGTGTACTTATTGCGAGTATCTGCTTCAATAGCCTGGCATTTCAACAATGTAATCTGGTTCTTCAAATCGGCTATCTGTTGTTCGTAAGTCTGCTGCATTTGTGTTGCTTGTTGTTTCAACTGTGTAATAGCAGGATCTTCTTGTGAAATAGCTTGTAAGAAAGGAGCAACGAACGCATTGTCATTCATTGTACTTGCGACAGCTAAAATAGCACGCTTTCTGTCTGTTGGGTCATCCAACATTTGAGTCAATGCCATTAACTCTTGACGAGCAGTCTGTCTTTCAAGATTTTCTTGAGGGCCATTTTCAATTTTAATTTGTATGTCATTCAAGTTAAAATACTGAGCAATCAATTCTACGAGAGCTTTGAAACTATATTTCAAGTGGCTCATAAAATGTCTAACATTGTTGTTATATGATTTTGCGTTCAACAATGCTTCTGTTGCTGTTATTTCGTTTCGTTCATCAGGAAGCCCAATGCTTTCAACACCAACAACGGACTGCATCATACCAACAGTACTACTCATAATGCCGGTTAAATCGCCATATTCAACTGTGGCATCAACGCGGGTTGGAGGTGGTAATGTTTCAGCACCGTCTTTATCATTATAAATGAACAACTGGTGAGTGTTCATATCACTGTTATCCCACAAATCAGCATTCTTACCAATTTGTCTACGGCCAGCAATCCACATGCCCTTTGGACTCTTTGCCAATCGTTCCATCAACTGACTTGCAGTCATATCAGTCATGTCCTGAAGAACTTTGCACTGTGAAACTATACCACGATAAAGTCTATTGCCATCAATTTCAATAGGTTCGCCATATACTGGGATGACTGGTATTTGTTTAAGATAGAGTTCTATTGGGTCTTCAACAAGTGTATCAGCAACAATTTTGTAAATCGTTACAACGCCATCTTTCTGTTTAAAATAAGTGAAGACAGGACACATTTCGTCTTGTATTGGTTCACTTGTTGTTAATTCAAGTGTTGTTCCATTCTTAAATTTGTCAGCAATTTCTTCACCATATTTGTTTTTAATAAATGCTCTTGACTTATAGTCAATGAAAAGAACTTGGTTTGCGTCAGCACCATTCATATCCGTAGAATCAGGGTCATAATAAACTGTTTCTACTTTATCTATACTGTATGGGACTGGAACCACAGCACCATTTCTTTCTTGTGGCAAAACAACAATGTAACCTAAACCAAAAGAGACCGCATTTTTAAGTGCGTTCTCTACTGATTCACTTATATCGTCATTTAATTTGTTGTAAAATTCTGCCAAATCTGGCAAGTCAGTACGAGGTTTATAAGGATAAGATGTATATGAATTCACTATGGCTCTAATCGCATTACTGATGACATCCAAATGTCCACGGTATCTTTTATTACCGAGTAACTTTGAGACATCTTTACTTAATGATTTCTTCCAAAGAAACTCCTTATCATCTTTTATACGATTTCTTTGTTCTTTGAATCGGCTATAAGACCTATCTTCAAACTTCTTGATTCGTTTTAATAGTTTGTCTAAATCAAAACTTTCTTCCATTATAAACCTCGTTCTTCTTACCCATCTTCCAGGGTCTTTTCATCAGCAATTTGGTTTGTATCTAAACTATTTATTAGAAACCAAGTCTACGCTTTCTCTCTTCTTCAGTTTCAAACTGTGGGTTTAACAATGAACCAGCATTGTTCCCAAAGTTGCTCTGCAAATTCACATTTGGTTGTGGAGCTTGAGAGCCAGCATTCATACTGTTTGCTAGTTGTTGTGTTTCAGCTGCGTTCTGTTGTTGTTTCTTTTGAGCCATAGACAAGGCTAACATAATGAGAGGTACCATATTTTGTTTCTCCTTTTTAAATAAATTAATCTTCTTCGTAACCTAAGTCACGGTTAATCTTTTTCTTTTCAGATTCTTTTTCTTTAGCTTCATAGTAAGCATCAACAAGTGGTCCAGCTAAATTAAATCCTGGCAAACGGACTGCTCTTGAAACTACTCTCTTTGCCATTCGTGGGTCTTCACTAATCAAGTCACCAGCTTTGTTACTAACAAATGGGACTGATTCATAAGCAAGAGCATTTTTAACTTCAGGTACAAAATCTTTAACAGTTCTATCTCTAAATTCTTTCTTTGGGTTTGGCATATTTTGTACTGACTGAATTTCTTGAAGTTTCTGTAAGTATGGAGTTATATCTTCGCCATTTCTGCTTGCTCGCAACAAATCACTAACAACATTCTTACTATCTCTAGTTGCTTTTGCTTTTTCTGCGGCTACTGCTTTTCTTGCTTTCTGCGAAACTTCCGTCTGGAACTGTTTTGGTACAGGTTTTGGAGCAACCAATCCACCAGTAATTCTGTTTACTACTTTGTTCATACCAGCGTTAATACCAGCACCCATAGCAACATCTGCTGGGTTAAATTCACTTCTAGCATTGTTTGGGTCATCGTAAGCAACAGCATCAGCAGCTTCCATCATAGCTGGGTTTGAAGCTATATCGGCAGCAACGGCAGCTATCTTACCTACTTTACCCATCTTTTCGCCTAATTTAGCGGCTTGTGCGATTCTTCCACCTGGGTTCACAGCATATAATGCTTGTTCACCAACATCCAAACCAAGGTCTTTAGCTTGTATATCTTCACCACGCATTACGGCTTCGTAACTTCTTGGATAAGCTATTTTGGCAATAGTTCCAGGAACATCGTCAAATAATTTTTCTCTGTCTATTTGAACTTGAGCATCACCAACAGCTTTCAAGTACGCACCTTTATCAGCATACCCAGCATCGTGTGCTCTGCGCTCTAAGTCTTTCGTACTCTTTTTGCTCCAGTGATTTGGACTATCCCAATCAAAGAATGTTTCTTTATCTCTCTTTTCTTCTGCTTTAACAACATCAGGTGCTTTATAATCTTCCTGGTGTTTAACAGACCAAGCATCTTCAAGGTCTTTAGCATAGTCCTGGTATTTGAATGTACTGGGGTCAGTCATTCCATACTTTGGGTCATTCAAGAGTTTAGACAAAGCATATTTTCTGCCAGCTTCAGTTGGGATTTTGTTCACAACTTGTTCCATTAACTCCACACTCTGTCTGCGTGGGTCATCCAAGTCCATAGACAATTTTATTTTGTCAAAAACATTCATCTCTGCCATTATTTAACTCCTGCCATTTGTTTTGCTCTTTCTTGTGCTTCGGCATCACTCATTGAAGGATACTGTCTCTTCAATTCTTTGTATTTCTGTTCAACCAAGTCGGTTTCTTTCTTCGCAACACCTCTACCAGCACTAGCACCAATTTGAGCTTGCTTGTGAGCATTTTTATTCAATGTTCCCCAATCACTTGTTTGGTTTGCTTTACCAATAAGTTCAAAACCATTTTTACGAGTAATCAAACCATCGTCAATAGCCTTTTGAACTTTTCCAATGTAAGACTTTCTTTCAGTACCATTGTTCCATTTGTCTGGTAACATTGAACCCAATTCAAGATAAGCATCGTCTTGAACTTTTCCTAATGCGACTTGTTCTTTGGCCTGTTTCATAATGTTGTCAGCATTTGGGAATGTCTGTCTAATTCTATCTTCGGCAATAGCAATAGCAGTAGCATCACCGCTCTGTATAGCTTGTGTGTAATTTGCTAACAAACTATTTGCGTGTCCAGCATCAACATTCGTCATTTGTTTGCGTTTTATATCTTCCTGAACGCGGTCTTCCATAAACTTCAATGCTCTATCACCACGCTTGTCAAAATTTTCATTAGCTGCGAGTTGCTGGTTCAATTCACTATCCATTTGTTTTAGACCAAGTTCACTTGTTGCTGGATTCATAGCATACAAAAGAGAACCAACACCAGGACCTTCAATGTCTACTTTTGGTCTTAGATTCTCCATAGCAAAACGCCATTTGAAGTTATCGTCTGTTATATCAGGACTAACTAACTCTCTAGCATCCATATTAACCTCCAATTAAAGAGCGAGCCAAATTATTTCTTTGGTCTTCTTCTTGTTTGCGTTTGGCTAATGCCATTCTGTAAGCATAGTCTGCAGCATCTCCACCAGTCTGTGCGGCTTGTTGTGTCGCAACATTCATCAATACTTCTTCTGGTGTACCACCTACTGCTTCCTGTGGAACTTCGGACTGTGGTGCTTCTTCCACAGCTACAGGAGCTTCTTCTTTCTTATTCAAGTAAGATTTCAATGTTTCGTAATAGTCATCTTGAGCTTTCTGTAACTTTTCTGCTTGTTTCTTTTTATCTTTCCAGCTCATATAACCAGCAACACCATTGTAAATAGTGCCGAGTGTTTTCCAACCTTCAGTACCAGTATTTGGAATGATTAACTGACGAGCAGGTGTGTAACTAAATGTAGGGTTAAAACTCATATTTTATTCTCCTTAACCAAATGGATTCAACAAAGCTTGTAAGCCACTCTTTTTCTGTAAGTTATTTTGTGCTATTGCGGTATTTAAGTCTGTCAAGCCTTGAGTCAAAGCATTGTTTGCGTTTATTTTGTTTGTATAAACATTACCCATTGAGTCAGCATATTTTCCAGTATCATTACCCAACATACTTGCGATGTTGCCAAGTCTACTATCATTGACCTGGTATTCCTGGAGAGCATTTGCTCTATCTTGCTGCATTCTATCGTAAGCTTTATCCCATTCTTCCGATGCCATAGCTTGCGTTTTTGCGTTAATTTGGTTCAAATAGTCTGAACTAAACATATTGCCAGCATTAGCATTAGACTTTGTTATGACATTCGTGGCATCTTTAACACGCTGTTCATAAGCAGGACTAAAGAAGTCTTTTGCTTCTTTGTTGTACTTGTATGGGTCAGCATTCATATAGTTCTGTAATGCTTGCTGGTATTGAGCAGGAGCAGTTCCATACAAACTATTCATTAGGTTGCTATACTCATTTATGTAACCCATATTTTGAGCATTGGCATTCTCTAATGCTTTCTTGTTTTCTTCTAACTGGGCATTGGCAGCATTAACTTTAGATTTGTTGCCAAAGCCAAAATTTTCCAAAAAATCTAACATTTAATAGACCTCCGTTACTTTATTAAAATTATAGCAATTCCAGTTATTGGAGCTGTTATTGCTTCTTGACCTAAACCAATTATATCGCCTTTGATTTCTTCAACACCAATATAAATGATTCCTGTTCTCTTATCAAAAGTTTTAGGCAACATATAAGTTTTATTACTGTCAACTTCTTGAACAGCTACACCAAACTTACTACCAAGTTTCGTGAACAACCATCCATTCTTTTCAGTCTCAATCCAAGCACCCTGAGTTACTGCCAACAAATCTTTTAATGTTGAACCAAGGTTTATTTCGCCATTAAGCAAGTCTTGTTCTATCATAGCCTATACCCCAAACTAACTGTAGCCATTGAAGCATTTTGTATTAACAAATCAACAGGAGCACTTGTACTAAATTTTATTACGCAATTACGAACAAGTCCTAAACCATTCCAAATTACTCTCTTTTTGTATTCACCTGTTCGTGGCAAAGGTCTTGTAATAGTGTTTCCGTATGTATAGCCACCATCTCTGCTAATTTCAAGCATACACTGTGGCTTTAAATTTCTATCATCACATTGTCCGAAGTTACCTTCAATGCTGAGAGCATTTAAGATAAATTCTCTTTCAGAGTCTATAATCAAAGGAGTTTGTCTACCACGAACAAATGATAATTTTTGTGTGGCAGTCAAATCTTCATACCAGTAATTCTTTGTACCTTCATATACTGCTGAAGGTTTACTTGTCTTAAATGAACCATACAACAACTGGCCTTCTCTAGTGAACACAGGATAAACATAGTGAGTTGATTCAGCTTTCATATCAGTAACATTCAATGATGTTCTTTCGTGCCAATCACCAGATACTAAATCAAATACAAATGAACGCTCTCTGTCATTCGCATCCTTGAAATGTATAGCATAGAAGTTATGGTTTGAGTAACTGTAACCATAAGCGAAAACATTTACTAATGTGGACCTGAACAACATTTCGTCAAGCCATATTGGACTAATTTTACTAATTTGAGTTCCTTCAATCATATAGACACCGAAACCACTTCTGTTACCAGCGCCCAAGAAACCTTGTAAGTTATTGAAAACACCAACTGTTCGTGCGTTTTTCAAACCCAAACTATTGTTACTTGTATAGTTTGTTCTAATCCAGGTCATTCCTTCTGTATCACTACGAGTCCAAAATTCAATAGAACTTCTACCATATACAGTAAGAACATCACCGACTGCTTTCAAACAAACTATGCTATCAGAACTAGATTCAGCATTTTTATATTGGAGTGTTGCGTACATATCATAGAAGATGTTACCATTCCAAACACTCACAGGTTCATATAAAGGTTTTTTATCGCCATCAGTAACTATATTTCCGTCACTGTCTCTCCTTAACATTTCCATTGTGTCATTTGACAAGACATAAGGTTGAGAGTAATATGCGTAACCAGTATTTTTATCACTAACTATAATAGAACCAGCTAAACAAGAAACACTACTTGGAACAATAGTTTCACCTGTAATACCGAGTGGAGTTTGAACTAACTTCATTTCACCTGTATACAAGTTGTATGCGTGTAATGTGTTTCCATCACAAATTAACAAAAATGGTCTTTCACCACCACTTTCAACGAAGGTCCAACCATATTCTTTATCCATTCGCCCAGACAAGATTTTAACTACATTTCCACTTGGACGAACTTCATACACATTTGAACCAAAGCACCAGAATGAACTTGGTAATCTATTTTCTGTTTCAAGTCCTACTGAAGCATAAAACGAACCAGTACAATTTAATTTGTTTGCGGTTAATTCTTTATAAAATTTCTTACCGAACAATGAGCGAAGGTATTTTACTTCGCCATTAACTTCAGTAATCATATTGTTGGAGATAGAACAGCCTTGAATGTTTGGATTCTCGGCTTTGTTCTGCCCACCAACAAATGAGTCTATAACGGAGGTATTAACTACATTCATACTAACCCCATCCATTTCCGCCAAGCAAGTTATAGTAACCAGCTAGATAGTTACCATCGCCTAAATCGTATGTACTTGGGTTATTCATTCCATTTGCTTCCTGTACTAAGTGCTTATATTCTTTGAAACTTTGTTCAAACACTTGAGCATCAGGCATTTTAAATCTTTGTGCTAATTTGTATTTAAGACCTTCTTCTAACAAATTAATACTCATTTCACTGAACCAAATTTCGTCATCACCTTTATAGTGTGGGAAACCTTTATTATAAATGACGAGAAAATCACTTATCATTCCACCATCAGTGAAAATTTCACCGTACATACAGTGTCTATCTTCATCGTGTTCAATGTTGTATGTAAACAAATTAGCCAAACCAGTTCTAGTTTGGTTATAAATTCGTGCTTTATCGCACTTAATTAATTTATAGTAACTCAATCCACTTCTGCGGGACAAAGCCTTAATGTTAACTGGTGGTTCTTTTTCTTTAATTTCGTAATCGTCACTGTCGCCAATTCTAATCTTTCCGCCAGCTCTAACAATTTTCTCTTTTCTAGCTTCTGCCAAATAGTCTTGAATGTTTAACTCGGTTATAAGACTGTTCAATTCAGTCAAACCAGCATTAAAATAGTAACCGTCATCAGGTTGGTCGCCAATTTCACATTCAATACCGATGGCCTTCAAAGCATTTAATATGAGGACATTTGCTGTAATCATTTACACCTCCATTACCATATATTTATAGTTTTTATCGTTTGTAGGGCAATATATCAACCAAAAGAGCAATTAACTGCTCAATTTTCTTCAAAGTTTCTTTCATTTCCGCCAAATCCTGCTTAATTTCGTTCAAATTAGTCTTTGGGGTTCCAGTACTGGGTTGGGTCTTCGTATTCTTCTTTATATCCTTCATAAGAACGGTCTCCATTTGCGTATGTTAATGCTAGACTATCACTCTGGTCAGGAGAGTGTCCTATCACTAACTTAATTTCTTCTTTATTTACGAGCTTCAATTTGCCATTGTTCGTGAATTCAAACAAAGTAGCATTTAACTCTTTTTCAATTTGTTCATTTATTGGTAAACCTTTTCTAAGTCCACCAACCATATTAAAATACATCTCTGCTCTTCGGTTCAAATACTGGTCATTTATTGGACTTGAGCCAAAGTTAATTAGGTTACAATCGTATTCCATAGACAAGTTCTCATAGTATTTTTCTCCGTAAGCCATATCAATGTTTATTTCAATCACTCTCCATTTTGGATGTTTAGTAAGCATAGCTTTAATTTCGTTTCTCGCATCGTGTCCAGTCAATGTACTGTAGCACTTCTGTTCGTACCAATTACCAACACGATAAGTTATGACAGTCTTGTCTTTTCCATAGCCAGAGCCATCAATTCCAATGCTTAACAAACCTTCTTCAGGTTCATCAATCATTGTTGTAACATAATGAACTCCAGCTAACACACTGTTCTCTGCTTGGAGATTCAATAGTTCGCCATCAAGTTCTTGTTTTAACAATGCTTCATTAGTGAAACTTGCTTTCATTTGGTTGTATTCAATTTCACTAATAAATTTATTGTCAGTAGTTTTAGCTTGTATTAAATCTATTTCATCCAAATGATCTGCTATATACAAATTCAACCACGAACCAGCTTTAGGTGTAGTTGTAATGTAAGTGTGTGGTTTAACATCATCGCCAAGGCCACGCATACAAGGAGTGGCAACCATAAGTATATCTGGTGGACTAAAAGCACCTTCGTCCAAAATTAAAGTACTAATTTCTGTGAAACCACGGCAACCATCAATGTTTTCGTATGTTAAGCCATAGCAAGCACCTTTGCCACAGCGTATCATACAACCACCTTTATTAAATTTAAATTTATCCCAACCAACAAGTTCCGATAGTCTGTTTGTAATTTCTCTAAACAAATTCTCACTTAGTGCTTTATAGTTTTGAGCGAACACAAGTATTCTTTCGCCCTTTAGGATTTTTAATGCTGCTACCAAACTAGCAATATACGATTTGCCAGCACCACGACCGCATATCATAGCAGTAAAAGAAGAAGTGCTATTAAGCAACTTCTTCTGATGTGGTAATAGTTTGTATTGAATTTTCTTTCTAGGCATCAACGAACTCAACTTCTATGCTCAATCCACCTTCAACTGTATCGTGATTTTCGTTTACAGTCTCCATCTTTTCACTGTACTGAGTTTTATATCTTCTCTTTAACAATTCCAAGAACTGTGGTTTTCCACCGAGCATATATTTATTGGTTAAATCATCAAGTATTCGTCCTTTCATACACATAATCCAATCCATCATTTGTTCTAAAAGTTCAACAGTAGTTTCATCAAATGTGGAATTAGCAGGCTCAAAACTGCGTGGATTCCATAGCTTATAAAGGTCCTTTGGTCTTAATTTGTTAGGTAAATACGACTGTAGATTTCTCATTACAGTAGCAACACCATAATAAGACATCTCAGTAGCTTTAGTATTTTTAGGTTCGTAGTTTAACAAAGTCATAGTTATTCCGCAGGGGTTATATCCAATCGTATTTTCATCTATGTTGTTCGTAATGGAAAAAGTATCACTTAATGAAGCCATATTGTTAGTACAATCAGGAGTGTAAACTGGCTCCACGAAGTTCTCAAGTAGCCACTTCATTTGTGCTTGACGCAATCTACAATTAGATTGTATGTTTGTATTTCGTGAAGCCATAATCATTACTCCCAGGAACATTTGTGGTGTTTTATATAATAGTATCTTTCCTTATTGTATAATACTACATCGTCAGCTTTAGTTAAATGGTAGTATTCTTGAAATTTTCTATAAAACTCAGACTTAATTCTACCTTTATTGAAACCTTTTCCTTTGTTTGAAATTTTAAATCTTTCTTTAGTTTTAGGGTTATTCATATTATCTCTATGACTTACACATCTAAAGTTTGATAAAGTATTGTTTTCTTTGTTTGTATCAATATGGTCTATTTCATAACCATCAGGAATTTCACCAATAAAAGTTTCATATAGTATTCTGCTTATAGGTGTACCACTTATACAAAGATACCCAGGTCCATTTCTATAAGGAGTAATTTGTCTTAATTTCATAGTTTTATTTGACCAGCGATAATAAACAAAATCGCCATCAATATACAAATTTCGCTTCTCATTATAACGCATAAGTCCTCCTTACATCGCTCTCAAAGCATCACGCAAAGCACTATGGTCGCCACCAAAAATGTCTGGTTCAGCTTCAGTCATGTTACCTGGTTTACCAACTGGTCTAGCCAAGTTATTTACTGGCTTTGGTGTTTCTATTGGAGCTGGAGCAGGAGCAACATTTGTTGGAGCAGGTGCTGGAGCAACATTTTTAGCACTGCGTTCAGCAACTAATTTGTTTTCCAAATCGTGAACAGCTAGAATTCTCATTAAAGGAGAACCTAACATACAAATGTTTTCAACCTGGTCTTTATGTGTAGCGAAATGTTCCAAAATCAAAGGATAGTTTGGAGTTTGATGGAGGTATTCAACAATGTTCTTTTCCTGGTTCAACAAATCTTCAAGGCCATCTTCATAAGCCTTAGATACTGTTTCGTGCCAAGCCGTTCTGCTAGCTTCGTCAGGGTACCATTTGTTAATTCCCTTATCCAATTCACTTCTATGCTTCATATCTTGTTCATACTGTTTTTGATAGTTCTCATATTCTTCTCGCATAGACTTTTCTTTATCGGCCCATCTACGTTCAACTTCTTTTTCAACGACTGCTTTAGCATATTCGCCATAAGTAGCGAAGTCTTCTGGGTTCAATTCTTTTTCGGGATTCTTAAATGAGTTAAATTCTTCCTGGAAAGCACCAAATCGTTTATCCCATTCTGTTAATTTGTTTTCATAACGGTCTTTCTGTTTACCCAACTGTCTTTTTAGACTATACAACATTTCGTCATAGTCTTTCTTACTCACATATTCAGGAGAAGGAGCAGGTGTTTCAACCGCTTGGGATGGCTGTGGTTCAGCAGGTGTTTCTTGAACTTCCTCACTTGGAGTTTCAGGAGTATTATTAACTTCTTCATTAGTTTGTTCATCGTCATTTAATGCCATTCTTGTGGCTTCTATTTCTTCATTCGTCATGTATTAACCTCATTTGTATGGAAACAGGTGCCATATTCACCGACCTTTAAAACAAAAATAGTGTACAGGGCAAAGGTCAAGCCCCATACACTATTTATAGTGAGTTATGAACTCTTACTTATTTCTTAACGAAAACAGTAACATTTTGTCTTGGTTCTGCGATTTGAGCGGCGAACGGACAGTCAATTCTTACGATAGACTTTCTGTTCAAGATGTCAGATGCAGCAACACATTCAAGTCTTACACCATCAACTGTTTCTGTACCAAATTCTTCGGTAGCAGGCATGTGGTTGAACTTATATGTGTCAAAACCAAGTGCGTCAGCAATACGGACAGAACCAACTTCGTACTTAGTACCTGTTGCGAGAACAGGTGTGAGAGTCAAAGCGGTTGTGCCGGATTCAACCCAGGCGTTAGGATTGTTGTAGTTTTCGCCCTTGTATGTAATTCTCAAATCAGGAATGTTACCATCTTTATCAGCAAAGATAATGTAGTCCTGATCGGTTTCCAAACCATTGACATCAACAATCTTCAAACCTTCAGCCTTGAATGGAATAGAAGCATCTGCGACACCACCTGTGATAGCAACGGAAGTTACTTTATTCAAACCACGGGCAGAAGTTTCTTCTGTCAAAGAGATAGTAGCATTCATAGCAGCAGGAGTAGTGATTACAGGAAGGCCTTGACATTCAATCTGAGAAGCTCCAGCATATTCACCCAAGTAGTTCTTAGAGTAAATCTTCTTTTGCTGTTCATCTGGAATGAACTTAGCCAATCCACCAGCAGCAATCTTACCCATTGTAGTTGGGGACATGAAGGAAACCTTTTCACCAGCTACTGCGACTTCTTCAAGTTTAGCAGCACCTTCGGAAAGGGTATCAAAACCAGCGTCACCAGTGGTTACAACGGCCTGGCAAGAACGATAAATAGTGTTCTTGATGACATCATCTTGAACAGTCTTTGCCAACTTGGTTGCTTTCTTGTTAATGATTTTCTGTTTGAAATCACGAATGTTTACCAACTTATCCCAAGAGTCATATTCTACGTTTGTATTCTTGTTTTTCAAGGTTGTAGAGTATTCAATCTGTGTTACACCTTCAGGGATGGTTGTAAGGCCATCATAAACCTTACCTGGGTCATCAATGTAGGTATGAATCTGCATACCATAGCCCTTGTTTTCCATTTCGCCCTGAGAAATCATAGACTGAGATTTCTTGATGTATGGCATTTCGTCAGCTACTGCAACAGCAAGAGCTTCAACTTTCTTTTGGTTACTAAATGTAGACATATAAATTTCCTTTAAATTTGTTTGTGTTAATAAGGTTAAGAACACGGTACCATTCGGCATCGTATAACTATTTATTTCACACTTCAAATCCACTATTGGTCTAGCTTCATATCCGTTCAAGTTTGTTCTATATTTAACCTGCCAAACAAATTAAGGGCAGTGCCTAAGTTTATTCGGGACCAACCAAAACCACTTAGACAAAAATCGTGTGCGTATAGCGGCACATTCGCATCAATATATGTATAAAAAACCCTCTCCAGGTTTTATCCTAGAGAGGGAAAACAACATAAACAGGAGCGTTATGGAAAATGAACTAAACCATAACTCTATATGTATAACCTTAAATTCTTTGGTTATTTTCTAGTAGTACGACTTCCGTTGGAACAAAATTACCAAC